GGGTTGGACAGAAAATCAATGTATTTAAATCTAATATGATTATCCCTCAAATTTCATGGGCAGAAAAACTTTCAGGAGATTTTGATAAAGATATAGAGAAATCTTATATTCCTACTCCTTTAAAATGTCCTTATTGTGGAGAACTTGTTAGATTTAAAAAAGAGAATGATACAGAAGAAATGATTTGTACTAATCCTAACTGTAAAGGTAAGCTTCTTGGAAAGCTTTGTCATGCAGTATCTAAAAAAGCTTTAAATATTGATGGACTATCAGAAGCAACATTACAGAAATTTATTGATAGAGGATGGTTACAATGCGTTGGAGACATTTATCATTTGCCTTTATATAAAGATAAAATTTCTCGCATGGAAGGTTTTGGCACAAAATCTACCAAGAAGTTAATGGAGAATATTGAAAAGTCAAAAGATATTACATTAGATAAATTCATCTCATCTCTATCAATTCCACTCATTGGTACTACAGCCAGTAAAGATATTGCAAAATTCTGTGATTATGATATTGAAAAATTCAAATTAATTATGGGGAAATCTCCATATAAGTTCACTAAAATTGAAGGATTTGGAGATAAAATGGCTCGTTCTTTATTTGATTGGTGGTCTGATAATATTAAAGAATTTCTTGAATTAGAAAGGCATTTTCGATTTAAAAAGATAAAGAATAATATCAATGTAGATAAACTAAAAGGTCAGAATTTTGTAATCACTGGTAAATTACATCATTTTGCAAATAGAGATGCGTTAAAAGAAAAGATTGAATCTTTGGGTGGTAAAGTTGTTGGTTCTATTTCATCCAATACCAGTTTCTTAATTAATAATGATGTAAATTCCACAAGCAGTAAAAATACTAAAGCAAAGAAATTAAATATTCCAATTATCTCAGAAGATGATTTTATCAAAATGATTGGAGAATAAAAGAAATAGGAGGTTTTATGAACAAGTTAACAAAATTATTCATGGTGGGTGCTTTCTCATCTGTACTCAGTGTCGTCCCTGTAAGGGCAGGGACGTTAAATTTTCAGACATATTTTAAAGTAAAAACAGTAAAAATTCAAAACAATCATGATGGTTATTTAAATGTATTCAATGGGAAAGATAAAAAACTTTTTACAGCAAAACGTGATGTAAAAACAGTGTATACCACCACCACATTAAATATCAGAAAAGCACCATCTGTAGATAGCAAAGTTATTAAAACTGTACAAATCGGTACAAAATTAAAACGTATTGGTGATGGATCTTGTGGTTGGGATATTGTAAAGCTTAAAGATGGTGCAAAAGGTTTTGTATGGGATGAATATTTATCAGAGAATAATCCTTTTGAAAATTTAGGCAGATTCCGTATCACATATTATTGTAACTGTGATGAGTGTAGCGAAGGATATGGAAGATTAACCAGTACAGGGCATATTTGTTATAGTGATTACACAATCGCTGTTGACCCTGATGTAATTCCTTATGGTACTACAGTATATATCAATGGTAATGAATACTATGCAGATGATTGTGGTGGAGGAATTAATGGTAACGAGATAGATATTTACGTAGACCATCATGAACTCACAACAAAGAATGGAGTTGATTATTATGATGTATTTATCAAGAAGTAAGGAGAATAAATGTTAAAGAAAACGTATTTAATCAATCTGTCAAATATTAATGATTTGCAGAATTTTGTAAATGATTTAAACAATATGGTGGTTTCTGATGTAGATGCAATGGTTGGAAGATATACAATTGATGCTAAATCTGTATTAGGGATGATGTCAATTTGTAATAAAAATATTACAGTTGGTATCCATAGCTGTTCATCATATGATTTTCAATGTTTTAAAAATATTTGTGAAAAATATGAGGTGACTGAATGAAAAAGAAAATATATTTGTCTGGTGCAATGGGATGTTATTTAGGAACAAAAGAAGAAGGTTATGCTGAAACATGGAGAAAAGAAACAGAAAAAGAATTTCAGTTAACTAATTCTAATTTCAATATTTTCAATCCAACGAGATATTACAATTATAATGAACATTCTGATGGAAAAGAAGTCATGAGATACGAGTTAAATCAATTAAAAACATCAGATATCTTATTAGTAAATTTAAAAGATGTCGATTCATCTGTAGGAACAATCGAAGAGATTTTTTATGCATATATTTTGGGTTTACCAATTATTGGATTTTTACCAGAGTTAGATAATACAAATAATACTTTTGTTCATCCTTGGTTATATGAACAAATTGACAAAGTTTTTGAGGGTAAAGATTCTATGCAGGATGCAATTTATTATATTGAAGATTATTATGGAGAATAAACTATGGCAGTGAAACTTAGAGAGGAATCTGAAAAATCAACAAAATCTTATTTCACGAAAGAAGAAAAAGAGGTTCTTCTTGACTTGATTTGTAGCAAACAGATTCATTTAATTCTTAAAAATCATAAAAATTATGAAAATGAAAAATATCAGAATTTAGAGGAACTTAAAGTTAAAATAAAAGATATGTAAGAAAGGATACTTATGAAAACAAATTATGAAAGAATTATCGCTTTAGAGAATATAACTCTAGGCGATTGTATCTATATGTATGGAATTAGAAAGGAGATGGCAGTAATTGAAAACGGAGAAGTGGTAGATTTTGTAAAAGAAAATATTGATATGTAACGTATTATTTTATTACTGATAGGAGGATAACTATTGAAGGTAATTAAGAGAGATGCTAGTTTAGTTGAATTTGATAGGCAAAAAATTTACAATGCTATTATGAAGGCTATGGAGAATGGTTCAGGAATTGTAAAACCTAAAATTGCTGAAAGTGTTGCTAAAGAGATTGAAGAAAAATTTATAAATGAAAACACAGATGAGATTGATATTTCGGATATTGAAAGTTTAGTCTATGATAAATTAATTACTAAAAAACAAAGACTTACTGCAAAATCATATGAAGGATATAGAAGTATTCATGAATTTCAAAGAGAAAAAAATACTACAGATAAAGAAATGAATGAATTATTACAAGGCTTGAGTGAATATTGGAATACAGAAAATTCTAATAAAAATCCGAAGGTTTTAAATACTCAACGTGATTATATGGCAGGAATTGTTAATAAAGATATTTCTCGTAGATTTTTATTACCAGCAGAAATTGTTCAGGCGCATGATGAAGGAATTATTCATTTTCATGATAGTGACTACTTTGGAATGAACGCAATGTCCAACTGTTCATTAATTAATGCAGAAGATATGTTGCAAAATGGAACTGTAATTAATAAGATTATGATTGAAAAGCCTCATAGATTCATTACTGCTTCTACAATTCTTACACAAATTATTCTTGGAGTAACTTCTTTTCAGTATGGAGGAGCAACAATTACGCTAACTCATTTAGCACCATTTGTAAGAGATAGTTACAATAGATATTATGAAAAATATAAAGCTAGAGGATATAGTGAAGAAGATTGTAAAAAATATGCTGAAGAAGACACTAGAAAAGAAGTAAAAGATGGAGTACAGACATTTAATTATCAGTGCAATTCTATGTCTAATTCAAATGGACAAAGTCCATTTTTGTCTGTTTTTATGTATCTTGGAGAAACACAAGAATATAAAAAAGAACTCGCAATGATTATTGAAGAATTCCTTAATCAAAGATTGCTTGGTATGAAAAATGAAGTTGGTGTATATATTACACAAGCTTTTCCGAAACTTCTTTACGTTTTAGAAGAAGATAATATTCATGAAAATTCTCCTTACTGGTATTTAACAAAATTGGCAGCTAAATGTACTGTTAAAAGAATGAATCCTGATTATATTTCAGCAAAAATGATGAAAAAATATAAAGAAGGAAATGTATTCCCATGTATGGGTTGTAGAAGTTTTCTTTCACCTTACAAAGACAAAAATGGTAATTATAAATTCTATGGAAGACTAAACCAAGGTGTTGTCACATTAAATCTTGTAGATGTGGCATTATCATCTGAAGGTGATTATGATAAATTTTGGGATTTGATGGAACAAAGAACGGAATTATGTCATAAAGCCTTATTGTGTAGACACGAGCGTTTAGAAGGAACATTATCAGATGTAGCTCCTTTATTATGGCAATATGGAGCATTTGCAAGACTTAAAAAAGGTGAAAAAATTGATAAACTACTCCATAATGGATATGCAAGTATTTCACTTGGATATGCAGGTTTATATGAGTGTGTAAAATATATGACTGGTAAATCACATATTAATTCAAAAGAAGGACATGATTTTGCAATTAAAGTAATGAAATTCATGAATGATAAATGCGATCAATGGAATAATGAACATTACATTGGATTTTCAATCTATGGAAGTCCTATTGAAAATACAACTTATAAATTTGCAAAATGTTTACAAAAACGATTTGGAATAATCGAAGGTATCACAGATAGAAATTATATTACAAATTCTTATCATACTTTTGTAAAAGAACCTATAGATGCTTTTGAAAAACTTGCTAAAGAATCAGAATTTCAAGCATTATCTCTTGGTGGTGCAATATCTTATGTAGAAACAGCTGGATTAGTCAATAATGTAGATGCAGTTATCGAAGTAATTAAATTCATCTATGAAAATATTATGTACGCAGAATTTAATACTAAATCTGATTATTGTCAGTGCTGTGGATATGACGGAGAAATTAAACTTATTGATGAAGATGGAAAATTAATTTGGGAATGTCCAAACTGTGGTAATAGGGATAAAGATAAAATGAATGTAGCAAGAAGAACTTGCGGATATATCGGAACACAGTTCTGGAATGAAGGAAGAACAGAAGAAATTGCTGGAAGATATGTACATCTTGACAATCATGGATATAAGGGGAAATAGTATGGCACAAATTTTTAAAATCAGTGGTTATTTAATAGATATAAATGATTCACATACTAAAGATGACGTTAGACTATCCATCACAGACAAAATAGATATGTTTAGTCAACAATTACATATTGAAAGTACAAATATTGAAGATTGGGATGATGATAACCCATTAAACTTTGAAAACTGTGATTTATCCTATTGTTCTCAGTATTTTAAAAATCTAAATAATGGTAAATGTTTTGATAGACCATTACCCGAAGCAGGACAAAAATATAGACATTTCAAGATTGGAAAAATAGTAACGGTTGTTGGGATTTCAAGGCACACTGAAACGGAAGAAGTAAGCGTTGTATATAACTATGAAGGACAAATTTGGAACAGACCTCTTGAAATGTTTATGAGTGAAGTCGATAAAAGAAAATACCCAAACATATCACAGAAGTATAGATTTGAACTTGTGGAGGATTAAATATGAGATATGCTCAAATTAGAAGCATGGACATCTCTAATGGAGAGGGCATAGGCATTGCCCTCTTTGTTCAAGGATGTCACTTCCACTGTAAAAACTGTTTCAATCAAGATACATGGGATTTTAACGGTGGAAAAGAATGGACGAGAAAAATAAAAAATGAATTCCTTGAATTAATTGAGAAACCATACATTAAAAGAGTTTCTTTTCTTGGAGGGGAATGTTTAGCAGATGAGAACCTTGAAGGAGTATATGATTTAATTAAAAATGTAAAAAAAATACATCCAGAAAAGATACTTTGGATGTATACAGGTTATACATGGGAAACAATTTTTTATCCAGTTACAACAGGTAATGTAAATTTTGAAAGAAATAGGCTGATTAAATTACGTCAAGATATTATTTCTATGTGCAATGTCTTAATAGATGGTAGATATGTACATGAACTAAGAGATATGAATTTAGAATTTAGAGGAAGTAGCAACCAAAGAGTTATTGATGTACAAAAATCTCTCAGAGAAAGAAAGGTAATTCTATGGAAGACAAACCAGTAAAACTAAAAGAAAAAGTATATTATGCTCGTATTCATCACAATACAGTTACATATGATGTATGTGATTTGGTTGTACAATCTATTCGAGATACATATTTTGCTGCAACTGATAAGAGAGATAAACACCGTTATCTTTTTTCTTATAATGATATTGATAAACTTATTTTCCTTGACAGAGAAGATGCATTGAAAATTGTATTAGATGCACAAGCAAATAGACCTAAAAAGTATCAATACGAGGAGGAATAATTTATTGGCATATTTAATGAAATTTAAAGGTAAATATCGTTTGAAAACAGCGATTGATAAAATTACAAATGATTTTCCTAGAGATGAAAATGGAATGTTAGAACAGAATGATATTTATATTGATTGTATGGGTGGTTCTCAAATCACACATTATGGACGTTCTACTTTAATGGCATACATTCCATCTCTAGGAAGAGGACATAATATTTTAATTGCGATCGCAAAAGAATTGAATGTACCAGAAGATAGAAATTATGAAGTTTTATATTCAAACCTTGAAAAAGAAGGAACGATTAAAAATATTCATGATACCGATGGCGAAGTTGAATTTAAGTTTGATGCAAAAAATATTGATCTCATTGCTAAATATCTCAAGCCTAAAACATCAGGCGCAGGCATTAGTCCTTTCTCAACTAAAAATTTACCCAAAGCAAAATATGAAATAAATGAAGATGATTTAAGAGAATATAAAGTAATAACGGACACAGTTCCTAAAGATAAGTTATTAACCCTCTCACAAATTACAAATGATTTTTTGTTTAAATATCTTCAAAAAAAGAAGCAATATAGAGCAATTAATATTAAACAGGATATGCGAAAAAAGATGTTAAAAAGTAAAGAGTATATTCATTGTATTGGTGAATGGGGTAACTATTTAGAATATTTGAAGAAAGAATTAGAGAAAAGATTATGATAAAAAGGAGTCTAAGTGGAAATATGAATGGAATAGTTTTTGAACCTGTAGAACCATTTTACGGAGGAGTAATTTCTACATTTGATATTATATCTGATTTTACAAAACAGTACGACACTAAAATCACATATGGATTTAATGTTGCAGGAATGAAAATTAAATGTGAGGAAAAATTTGTAAATAAAACAAAAGAGGCTTCATTAATTTTTACAGGGGAAGGAAAAGTTCTTGATACTAAGTTAACTTTTTATAAAGAAGTTCCAATTAATACAAATATCTATGAAAATTACGATTGGAAGGTCAAAAATGGAGTTCTTTATGTAACTTTATTTGAAAAAATTAACGAAAAACCGCCAATTTTCAAACATAATTTACCAGAAAAGGGTGTAAATGGGTCTGAAAATTGAGATGAAATCTGTGTTTCATTAGAATCAAAAAATGATACAAAAAGGAGATAAATAGCATGGTAAGAAAGAATGAATATACACTGAACAAAAAAGTAAACGAATCTGTTTTAAAGAAATGCGGATTCAGAAAAGAGCATGGAGATTGTTATACATTAAAACATTTCCTGTATGAAAAATACGTCAGCTTAAATATCCTCGTGATGTTAGATGATTTAAGTTTAACAGTTACAGTAACAGATGATAAAGGGAATTTATATGCTCCATTCTATAACCCTGAGTTAGTAGAAAATAATATTGTGGCGCAGGAAACAATTGAAGAATATAACAAAGTGATGGACAGATTGTCTAAGAAAAAGGTCACTACAAAAGTAAAAGATATGTCCGATAATAAGGATGATTGTTTATCTATTAAAATCAAATATTTTACCGACAAGATTGATAAAGTTGATTTTATTGGTGGTAAATCTGATTGGGTAGACCTTCGTGCGGCTGATACATTCAAATTACATAAAGGTGAATTTGCATTAATTCCATTAGGTGTTGCGATGCAGTTACCAAAAGGTTATGAAGCTCATGTTATTCCAAGAAGTAGTACATATAAGACATGGAAGATTATTCAGACAAACCATATGGGACTTATTGATGAATCTTACTGTGGGAATAATGACCAGTGGTTTATGCCTGTGATTGCTATGGAAGATACTACGATTAATGTAAATGACCGTATCTGTCAGTTCCGTATCATGAAGAAGATGCCAAAGGTACATTTTGATGAAGTTGTATTTTTAAGTGAAAAGGATAGAGGTGGAATTGGAAGTACAGGGAGAAAATAGAAAGGTAAGTTTATGAGTAAAGAAGATAAAATGTTGTACACTGTAAAAGATGTAGCAAGTACTTTTGGAGTGAATGTTCATGTAGTATATGAACTTATTAAAAAAGGATTATTGCCAGCACTAAAATTAGGGAGTTTAAAAATTAGAAAAAAATCTCTTGAATCCTTTTTAGAAAAATATGACGGAATGGATTTATCTGATTTAGACAACATTACAGAATTAAAATAACACTATATAATATACAAAAATTGTTACGGAAATGGTATAATAGATACTGTTTCCGTAATTTTGATTTTCACACGTTCACAAGTACACATG